GCTACTGGCCGTGCCGCCGTCCTCATCATCTGCGAAATCGACAGACAGGCTTACGGCCCGTCCTAGGCGTAGGCGCACGCGTGCGGCCTCCTTACTTACTTAGATACTTACTTACTGCTTACGGGGGCGTCCCCGCTTAGGGACAGGCTTGTTAACGGCCGTCGATTCCTCACCGCGAGGAATGACGCGGACCTCCTCATGAGGCACCGCATTACCTAGCTCGATATGCCGGTTACCAATTTCAGGAGTAACCGTAAGTACCTCACCTGGGCCAGGATTCCACTTACCGCCGACAATGCCGATTAGCTGCCCCTGGAGTTGAATACGCAAAATAAAACCTCCTTAGGGAATAAAAGGGCCCGCCCCCGGAGTAGGGAGGAGGCGGACCCTTAGTCATTACGCGGCGGCAGTACGGAGCGCGGCAACCGCCTCCAGGTCCATAAGGTCTCCGCCACCCCGGAAAGTAAGCTTCCAGGAAACCATATCGGAATCCCAGGCGTACTCATCCGAACGGGCAACGGTAATGCCCTTAACCTGACGCAGCTTAAACTTACTGAAGTCGCCGTACCAAACCACATCAGTGTTAATAGTGTTACCGGACGCAACCGCCTTAGCGGTAATCGTCGCATCGGTAACATACTGCTTACCCAGAAGGGTATCCGGCTGACCAACAAGGTAAGACGGGTTCCAAATCGGCTGACCCGTAGAGTCCTTAATCTTGCGCAGGTAAGCAAGCTGACCATCACCGAAGAGCCATGCGGCATTCTTGCGGTAACCGGTCCGTAGCGTGTGCTGGACATCAATAAGGTTGTCATAGCTAACCGGCGTAGTGGCCGCCGCGCCAACCATGGTGACCTTCTTACCCGAAGGAACGGCCGTCTGTAGCTTGGCCAGCATATCGGCGGTAATACGGTCCGAAAGGGCCGTACCCGCGTCATCAGCCGCAATGGCTGCAATGTCAACCTCAGAGTCGGTCAGTAGCTCCGCAGAAAGCTGGACACCGGTACCGTACTTAACAACGGTCAGGTCCTTAGTCGTGAAACCGCCCTTACCGAAGGTGTACTTGTCGCCTTCCGCCATAGGCGAGGCAACGTCGGAAGTGGACGAAAGCCACGCATTCTTAACCGGGTAACGGAGAGTCTCACCATGCGACGTGGTAAACGTCGAAACCAGGTTAAGGAACGGGGAGTGTTCCCGCATAACTTCCTGAACCTGGGCGATGAACTGGACCGAGGTGGTGTTACCGGCCCACGCAGCAGTAGCGACAGTACCCGCGTTAGCGGACACGTTCGCACCCTGCGCACGCATAGCCATATCGGGGGTAATGACACCCTCACGGATCTCGCCGTTGGCAACAGCCATCAGAATGGAGCGAGCGTCCGCCTCCGGGGCCTTACGCTCCTCCGGGGGATTCTGCGGGGCGAATAGAGCCCCTAGCTTCCCGTCAAGGCTGCGAGCCTCCGACTCGGCCTCCGCCTTAGAAGTAAAGTCTCGAATTTCCTCCGACTTCGCCTCAATGGCCTCATCCAGTCGGGCAAGGTGCGCGGAACGCTCACCCTCACCAAGCTTGGTGTCATTAAGGACCGACTTGTATTCCTCAAAAAGTCGTCCGCGAGCCTCTAGGGACTTACGGGCCAGTGCAACAAAAGACATTAATTAGTCTCCAATCTCAATTATGTTGAGGGCGTTAGCAAGGGCCATGCCCTCAACTTCAATAGCCCGTAGGTTTGACTTAGGCTCACGAGCTGCTCTAGCGGCCGCTAGCGAACGCTGGGCAATGCCAGAATCGGTATCCAGGTACGCCGGATACGTGACGGGACTAACGTCCCTAAGGTCTAGATCGTGAAGCGTGCGCAATTCGCGCCCGTCCGTATCAAAGGACCAATCATCCTTAATCGTTCGGAACGCAAAAGACGATTGGGAGATATCCCCGCGCTGTAGGGAAACCGCTAGGTCTCTACCGGCCTGGGTATTAGGTAGGTCCACCTCGTACCGGAGGCCAGTCTCATCCTGGGTTAGCCGTAGAGTTCCAGCCGTAGACCGGCCTAGAACAATGTTCGGGTCATGATTAAACAGGGCCTTAACGTCGGCCCCGGCGTCAATGGAACGGGTAAACGCCCCAGGGGCGATCGTCTCGACAAACCCGCCTAGGTCCTGGGACCGAGTATTGAACTTAGCCGCGTATCCAACCATGGTTACCGTGCCGTCCTCATTACTGCGAACCTCAAACGTTGCGTTAGTTGTCCGCGTTTCCTGATCCTTGATTTCCGTCAACCCCCTTTCCGTTATTCGGGTCATTAGGTGTGCCCGAATCGGTATTCGGGTCAATCGGATTTTGTAGCTGGGGTGGAACTTCCGGAGGCTTAAGAGACTCCTTAGTAATGGGGGTCAGGTTCGCAGGCCGGTAATAGGTTTCGCCTAGACCGTCCGGAATCGGTTCCCAATCCTCAAGTTCCGCAATGCGATCCGCATTGATAAACCCGTACTGAAGACCCGTCGCATAAGCCTGATAGCGTTCACTCGTCTTAGCGCGTAGCCGCGCGTCAAGGTTGAACTTGATATAACGGTTACCGGCTAGCAGATAAGTTGAAATGGCCTGTTCAATCCGGATTAGCCATGGGCTTAGCGTCTGGTCGATAAACCATCGGTTTTGTTCCTCAACACCGGAACCCCAGGAACTGGACACTGTGGGGTCCACCTGGTTAGGCGGAACCCTGTAGATCAATGCAATTTCAGTTTTCTGGAAACGTCGCGTATCCAGGAACTGGGACTGTTCGGGGGTAATAGTGATGTTCTGCCATGTAGCGCCACCGGTTAGAATTCCCAGAGAGTGGGAATTGTTAATGCCGGAATGCTGCTTACGGAACATTTCCCGCAACATGAGAGCCTGATCACGGGACGGGTTGCCAGGATGCTGGATAATGCCCGTCATTGCCGTGCCCTGCCCGAAGAATCGGGCGCCGAACTCTTCGGCCGTTAGGCCCAGGCCTACGGCCTGTCTAGCGTTCTCTAGGGGGCTGATCCCCCGCGCTTGCCCGGGGACGGTAAAGGCCGGAATCCAAAGGATTATGGACCGGTCGAAACGCTCACCGTTAACAACGAATCGAACCTCGCGGCCGTCGTTTAGGTGCTCAATAGCCACGGCCCTAGGGTCAAGTGGATAGAGAGCAACGACGGATCCGCTTCCGTCCCGCTGGGTATAGATGAACGCGTTACCGTCCATCAAAAGGCTGGTCATAACCCGATGCCAGAAATCAAACCGCGTCATAAAAGGGTTCGGCTGGTCTAGCCACTTAGGGTTATTGACTGCCTTATGCGTCTTACCGGCAATGTACGTGTCTACCGGAAGCGAGGAAACAGAGTCTGCAATAAGCGAAATGCAGTAGAGAACCGCTGGAAAGGTTAGCGCGTCCTGATGGTTGACCCTCTTGCCTGAAAAGGTTGTCCGGCCCTTACTGGACCAGAAAGACGGGTCTTCCCAGGTTGGCGTATCGCCAACATTAATATTGCTTCGACGCTCAAACAGGTTACCTAGGCCCATTACTTACCCCTTTCAGCCGCGATACCGGCTAGAAGGGATAGGCCTCCGGCAATGCCGAAACCTAGGCCCGCGTTAACCGTGAAACCCGCTATGGACAACATGACAACACCCGCACTCTGTAGGGCCGCATACGGCCGAATGGCGGGGAACCGCTTTACCATTCTTCATCCTCTCCAATCCCCCGCCATTGTGCGAGAAAGTCATCTAGTCCATCGGGCCCCTCATCCTCCGGAGGGGGCTCAACGTTGTTAAAGCTAATGAATCCGACTTCCGGGGATTCCTCGTTAGGCACGAGTGAAACCGCTAGCGCGTTAAGCGTTGCCGCGATACCGTCGATTTTTTCGGCGTCCTTAGCACGCTTCGGTTTCATAAGACCGTCCGCCTTAAATTCAAGTTCAACGTTATTGGCCATCCAAGACAGCACGGGATTATCCCCGTGCCTTAGAGTCTTTTCCGCTATCTGGGATTCCAGCATCTTGCACGGCTCATTAAGCCGTGTCGCAGACTGGGGAACCTTGACGACCGAAAGGCCGCCGTCCTCTAGTCGCTGTACAATCTGTAGGGAATTCCACGGGTCGTAACCCAGGTGCGTAATGTTGAACTCTTCCGCGTCCTTAGTGATGTCGGTATAGATACGCTCGTAATCGACAGTCTCGCCATCGGTTACGGTCAAATACCCTTGACGCTCCCACGCGTCAAACTCGTCCCGCATTTCGGGCCGCCGCTCGATACTTGCGCGCGGAACCCAGAAACGGGGGAGGACGGTAAAGCCTGGGGCCGTAGGGTCGTCCATAGACCCCGGAAACAGCAAAACCCAGGCGGTAAAGTCGGCGGTAGAGGCTAGGTCAAGGCCCGCAAAGCACGGGCGGCCCTTAAGCCGTTCACGGTCCACGGGATCACCTGCGGTAGCCCTCCACGCGTCCATACCAATCCAACGGGTTGCCTGGGCAACCCACTGGTTAAGGCGGAATACGCGGAAAGCATTCTCAGCGCTAGGCTTTTCTTTAGCGTCCCGGAACTCATCCCTAAGCGTGTTGATGTTCAGGAAGTCACCCAATGCGGGGTTAGCCCAATACCAGCCCGTAGGCTTAATGCCCTTAGCTGGATCCCCGGGGGATCCTTCAACGGACCAATCCGCATCCTTAGACAGGTTGCGGAGATACACGAAGCGGGAAGGGTCAAGGTTGTTGTCCTTTTCCACGCGTTCGCTAAACTCGTGTTCCTCTAGCGCGAAACGCGCCGAGGTGTAAGCGGCTGTAGTGATGCATAGCATGAGTGGTTGTTTACGGGTACCGAAGCCCTGTCGCATCGCGTCGAATAGGTGCCGGTCCCGCTGGGTTAGTACCTCATCCATAAGAACTAGGGACGGGTTAGTACCCAGTGCGCCCGCAGCATCGCCGGGGAGGACCGCGTAAATGCTGTTAGTCTTCCGGTCAATAATGCGCTTACGAGAGTCCACAATCTCTAGCCGCTTAGAGAGAATGGGCGATAGCTCGACCATTCGTTTAGCGGTATTGAAGACTAGGGCCGCCTGATCGCGGTCCGCAGCAACCGAGTAAACCTCTGCGGATTCCTCATCATCACCGACCAAACCCAGGAGGGCGATAGCGGACGCTATCTCACTCTTACCGTTCTTACGGCCTAGCTCAATCCAAGCCATACGGTATTGCCGCGTCCACTCGTTAAACTGATCGTCATAGCGAACAGTCCCGAATAGGGGCTTAAAGATTCCCTCTTTCTGCCAGTCCGACAGAATGAACGGGTCCCGGGCCGTCCGGCCCTTAGTGTGGACGAGTAGCTTTTCCACGAACGCTACGGAGCGTTCGGCCCTAACGCGGTCGTAGCGCCACCAAAGAGGATCGGGGTTGTCTGGCGCCTGTGGCGCGATAGGGAACGTCAACGATCCTCCTTGTTCAGTTGGCTAGCGGCTAACCCAAAACCAACGCGCGGAGCGCGTTGCACACACCCCCAGGGTGTGCTTTAATAGTTCCAACGGCAGGGATTAGGGCCCCTGCCACCAGCGGAAGGGTTAGCAATGAACACCACCGGAGCAACGATCATCCGTCTCATGGAAGAGCGCGAAATTCCCGGTTACTTCAACAGCATCGAGACCCGGTTTTACGCAGAGCACGGACTGTGGGGTTTCGAGTGCGGCGGCAAGCTTGCCGCTAAGTTGATTGCGCGTCTTCAGACCTTCCCGGTTAGGGGCGGTTACGCCCCGGCCCCCGTGGCAGTGGAGGCCCCGGCCCCTAAGGCGGAGGCCCGCACGTTCACCGCTTCCGCCCCGGCAATCCAGACTCGCGGCATGTACCGCCTTAACGGCGAGATTTTCAAGGTGATCGAAAACCCGCGCACCGGACGGTTTGCGGCTCACCGACTGGACATGGAAACCCGGAAGTACTCTTACGCAAAGGGCATCATTTACAAGCTGTCCGAGGCTCACCGGCTCGACCTGGAAACGGTCGCGGCTCACGGCCTTGACCAACTGTGGTGTCTTTGCTGCGGACGGGACCTTAACCGTAGGGAATCCCAGGAACGGGGCATCGGCCCCATATGCGCCGAGAAATACGGTTACTGAGATCAGGGCCCCGAAAGGGGCCCTTTCTTTGTTTGCTGACACGGTTGGAATCGAACCAACACTCCACGGATTAACAATCCGTTGCTTTGCCGATTAAGCTACGTGTCATTGCGTACCCGGAGGGGGATTCGAACCCCCAAAAGACGCGGGGCCTAAACCCGCCGCATATGCCGTTCTGCCACCCGGGCAAGGTGTGTAACATGCGCGCCATGCGCATTACCTGGATCGTTGAAGGAAAGGGCGGAGACTCCGCCACAGTAGGCACCGCCGAAGAGGCCTCACAGGCCCTCACAGGCGCTATCAGGAGCCTCTACGAAGAACTCCCCACAGACGCGCTTGTGAGCGTCCTGGGCCCCGTTATGGGCCTCCGCCAACGACTCGTGACCGAAGGGGCCCAAGCTGTAGCGCGCGGGAACGACTGGACCGCCCGTGCGGGTGGCATCCTCGTGACTCTCTCCCCAACCTGACGTAGAACGGCTACCGTTGGGGCATGAACCAATCAGGGCTGGACACGGTGGCAGCAGGAGCCTCCCGGTACCGCATCGGGTGGAACACCCTTGCTCAATCCCACATGATCACAGATGACCTCATGGGCGGGGAGTGGTGTTCCCTCCCCGACGCAACCGGCTACCTTAAGCCGCTAAAGTTCCGGAACCCTAAAGCGGCCCGCGAATGGCTGGCCGCATGCCAAAAGGTTTGGGAGGGGAATTGCCAATCGCAAGAACGCAACCCCGGTATGTAGTGTTGGACACTGGGGGAAGCTACGTAATCCAAGACATGCGGCTAATGGCCACATGCACTCTCGACGGGAAAACCCCGCTCAAATGGCAAAGCAAAAGGGCGGCCGAGGGGTGGCTAGATAAGTGCTACACCCTGTGGGAGTCGTGCCCACTACTGTGGGACGATCCTCCGCCCAAACACACCTGGTGGCCTCCGCGACCAGGGCGGAGAGTCGGGGGTGACCGCTCCCCCTGGGAAGGGTTCATGACCCCGGTAAACGACAGCAGGTTTGGCCGGTAGGCGGCCCCCCGGACAGGACTAGTGCCCGGGGAACCTGTGGACACTGTACGGGCCCTCTCGGGGGCCCGTACAGTGTTCCTAGCCTCCCCCTGTCAGCAGGGAGAGCACGTCTGCGCCCGGTCCGTCCTCCGCATCGTCGGGAGTGACTGACAACCGGACACGATCAACAGGGCTAAGCCCAAGCTTTGCACCCCACCGGTTCATTTGATCCAACGAATCACGTTGGACCTGAACAGCAGGATTCTTCGACATGACCCCACGGTGTCCCTCTACGGTAAAGCCGTTCCGGTTAATGTCCTCCACGGCCTTAACGTACATCGAGTAAGACTGACAGTAAGCGGCAACCGCGTTGCGGTCCGCCATAGTGACAACACCCATCTTATCCAGGATAGGCATTAGCCTTTCCCATTCACCTAGGGCGATATCGTCAAGCCATTCAGGAGCATCGGGGAAACCAGCCGGAGGCTTAGGCTCATTCTGGATAATCCCCTTACCGGGATTACCGGTAATCTCCTTTAGCGATTGCGGTTTAGGAAATCGACCGCTATTAACACCACCTATTTCCATTCACCGCCTTTCGCTAATTCATCCAAGCTTGGTTAGCTGGATTAGTGGTTATGCATAACCGCATAATGAATATACACACTGCATAAATGCACGAATATTCATGCGGACGTAATGTCCGATTTGGCCCGTTAGGGGGGCCATGTGATGATTTGGTCTTTTTCCCCGGGCGTTCACGGGGGGGAGGAACGGGGGGGGTTCCTGTA